CTCAAGCAATTTCTTCGGTTCGGTCATCTTTTTCTCTGTTCAATAGAAGCGTGAAAATCTCGCTTCTAAAAGTAGGCGAAGCCCAACTCTTAAATCGACCGGACTAGCGCCGGTCATCGGGGGTGTTATCCAAGTGGGTAGTTGCGCAGGCAGTGCGCTACCTCGTGCTGGCCTAATCGTTCCATCTGCTTTGCGCACCGCTCACGCTCCGCCGATGCCCCATAGGCGGCCAGCAGTTGTTCGCCGGTAAATTCGGAGCGCGGCACCGATGCAGGCGGGTCGCCATCGCTTGGAGCGATCACGCGGACCTCAACCGGCCCAACGTATTGCTCGCCTCGCGCCTGATGCTTGAGCCGGTAGCGCAGCCACTTTGCAGCGCTCTCTTGCGTCGCTCCAACGTAGTGAAATTTGCGCATGTCAGCGCTGACGATTGCCCATCCGTTCATTTCAAATCCTTTCGTTTCAATCCCAAGTTTCGCGCTTTTTTGCGCCGCAGACTTTGCACTTGCAATCGACGTAGTTCACGCCAGCTTGTGTGGCAACCCACTTGTGATCGCACTCTTTCAAGTCCGGGTTGTAGTGCGCTGGTATGTCTGCGCGCCCAGCCTTCCAACGATCAAGCAGGCTTTCAATCAGTGCCGTTCCGTCTGCTCGCTGTGTGTTGCTGACGTACTGCGCTACGCCATCGACCTGACAGACCAACACCCAAGGCACGTCAGCGCCTGCGGTGTCGGTCAGCGCCGCGTCGATGTGCTTTGCCACCGTGGGCAAGGCAATGCTGATGCGGTGCGAAGCGCTCACGCCTTGGCCTTCCTTGCGGCTTTGGCTTCGGCCCGCTCGCGGGCGCGGCGCTCGGTGCGGCTCTCGCCTGCGTAGCGCTCCGGGTTGATCGCGTGCGCAGGGAATTCCAGTGCCTGCCGTTTGATCCCGTCAACAAACGTTTTCGAGTCCAAGGCGTCGCGCATAAGTTGGTTCATGGTCTGCATAGTGGTTCTCCGGTTGTTCCAGTTTTGGAGAGGCCTGGATAACTCTGCGGCCCAGCCGGACCGCCTACGGCGCCCGTTGGCCTTCGGTGTTGGGCTTCTTGCTGCCATCGGTTAGTTTTTCCTGGCGCTTTGCAATCTCCGCCAAAGCTTCTGCGCAACCATGTCCGATGCACACACAGCAAGTGCGCGGCTCGCCAACCAACTTGCAGTCGTGATCAAGCTCCTCCATGGTTGCGCAGCGCACTTCGTCATGGTCGTGCCCGGTTTTCATCGTGAATCCCTTCCGCCGCACAAATGGCACGGCAACATGTAATCATTCCACGGGTCGCGCCCGTCTCCGTGGCAGCGGTCGCACTCTGCGTCGTATTGGTCATAGTCGGTGCAGTCATCGCGGCCGTTGCAGCCCTGTTCGCAGGTGCGTTCGCCCAACTCTGTGCTCGAAACGACGCCAGTCGGCGTGGGTGTGTTCGTGTTCATGGTGTGTCCTTCTGCGCCGTCTGGCGCGTCTCAGCGGTGGTGTTGAACAACACGTCAGCGTCCAAAAGGCGATAAAGCGCAGCCTGGGCGTCCATTGCGGCCTTCATTTCGTTGGCGTACTCGCGCGGCAGTGGGAGGGTCAGCGTCTCGCCGTCTCCGTGCGTCCTGATTTGTGCCGCCAGCACCACCCCAGAGGCTTCGCGCAAGGTTTTTGCAGCGGCTTCAATGGCGTCCAGGCGCAGCAGTTCTGCGCAAGCCTCATCGACCATTGCGCGCCCAAGTCCAGGGTGTTGGTATGTCGGCAGTTGCTTTGCAAGCTCTTGCGCTCTTGTCATCGTCTTTCTCCGGTATGGTGTTGTTCAACTCTGCGGCCCAGCCGGACCTACGCCCTCTGGCCTTCGGTGTTAACCGGCAATCATTTTGCGAAGCACCAGCAACACAGCTTCCTGCATCACTCGCTCGAAACTTCCCTCGGCAGTAGCAATGGCTGCAAGGTTGTCGTGCGCGGCGGTCAGTTCTTCAATCGTTGGCGTGTTCATCTCTTTGTCCTTCGGTGGTTGAGGTGTTGTGGGCGCGCGCCTTCAAAGGCTCACGACTTCCACGTCGTGCGGGCGCTTTTTCCCGGTGCTGATCTCGTGGACTCGGCGCTCGGTCTGGCGGTGGGCGCGGATGGTGGTCCGGGCGGGCAGGGCGGCCAGCAGATCGGCGTAATCGTCGAGCACGGCGCGCATCGTTTTGATGCCTGGCCCGTCGAGGCGGATCGAGCCGTGGCGGCTTTTGCGGCCTGCGGCTGTGGCGAGCGCGGTGATCGCGTCTTGCAGCATGCCGCTGGCGTCGGTGACGCGCACGGGTTCGCCATCGCAGCCCAGCCACCAGCCATCGCACAGCGCGCCGTTTTCGTCGGGCAGGGTGCCGCCTGCGGTGGTGAGGGTTTCGAGCATGTTGACGGCGTCGCTGCACAGCCGCCAGTCGCCCGGCGTCGGCTGCTCTCCGCTTTCTATGGTCTGCAGGGCGTCGCGCATGCGGCCCAGTTGCCAGGCGCGCTTGTCGGCGCTGAGCGGTTCGGTGGTGCTGGCCATGAGTTCGTCGATCACGCTGTAGGTGTAGGCGTGCGCGGGCGTGCGTTTGCGGCGGGTCATGCCAGTAGCTCCACCCTGGCCGGGGTGTTTTGCCACGCCAGGTGTTTTCGCCAATAGTCGACCGAGCCGAGCGGCTGGTTGCTGTTGCGCACGGGCGCGACGCGCTGGGGTTTCTCGGCTTTGATGCGCAGCCAGGTGTCGCGGTGCACGTATCTGGCGATGTGGTTGTCGCTGACGTTGTAGATCGTGGCGTAGGTCTGCGCGGTGCCGATGGTGTGGCGGGTCACTTTGAGCGGGATCTTGGTTGCGGCGGCGATCTGTCGGCTGGTGAGTCCTTCGCTGTCGTCGTGGCGCTTGAGCAGGTCCTCGATGCGTTTTCTGTGTGGGCTTTTTCCGGTGTCGCGCGGTGTGGCTGCGGCCGGGTTGATCGCGGTGCGCCTGGGCTTGTCGGCGCTGTGGCGGCGCAGTCCGTCGGCTTTGGCGGCGGTGGCGCTTGCCTGCCGCTGCAGCGCGGCGCGGCCAGCGTCGGTGATGACGTAGCGCACGCGGCCGTCGGCGTGTGGCAGCAGGCGGCGCACCTGTCCGGCGTTGACGGCGTCGCGCAAGCGGTTGCGCATGGCCCGGCCCTGGATGTCGCCGCCGTACACGGCGCACAGGTCGGGCGCGGTGGTCCAGCGGGTTGCCTTGCCGTCGGCGTCGATCTCGCTGGCGGCGGCCAGGTGCGTCAGCAGCTTGGCGCGGGTGGGGGTGATGATGGAGACGGTCATTTGACGCTGTCCAAAAACATCTTGACCACGCTCTGCGCCGCAATCAGATTCAGCCACTCATCGACCGTGTTTACTTGCCAGCCCAACCCCTTGGCCAGGGCGATCTCGACCGTGGCGCCTCGGCTGTTTTCGTGGCCGGGCAGGGTCGCGACGGCGTCGCAGGTGGTGACCATGTCGCTGATGTCTTTGCGCATGAAGCTGAGCCACGGAGACCCGCGCGGGATGGTGCTCTCGGCTGGGCTGACGACAAGGTAACCGGCCTCGCGCAGCTGCCTGGCCGCTTCGTGGAAGACGGGATAGTTGTCCTCGGGCATGCCGGACATGGGGCCGCTGAGGTAAAGGATCGGCAGGCTCATCGCGCGGCCTCCTGGGGCGTCTTGTCGGACTCCACGCCCGCGCGGTGCAGGGCTTCGCGCTGCAGGTCCAGGGCGATGGATTGGGCGGGGGTGGCGCGCTGGCCAACGGCGGGCGCGAAGCTGCTGTAAACCGCGACGGTTCCGGCGTCGGTGTCGCGCAAGGTGATGGTGATGTGTGCCATGTGATGTTTGTGTTGCGCGTGGTGGGTCAAAAGAAGATGTAGAGGCCCATGACGATCCAGCTCGCGGCCAGGCAACCGAACACCAGGCGCCGCAGGCGCACAGCTTCGCGGCGCTCGGCTTCGGTGCGCTTGGGCTTGATCGGGGGCATCTCGGCGCGCTGGGTGTGGCGCTCGCTGGCTTGGCCTTGCAGCGCTTGCGCGGCTTCGCGGTAGCGGCAGCGGCTGGTGCATTCGGGCGTCAGGTTGCACACGCCGAAGCCACACACCGCGCTCTCGTGGTGCTCGGTTTTGATCATGCGCAGCGGGGGCGGGGCCTTGCGCGGTGCGGTTGGCCTGGTGTCCAGCAGGTAGGGGCTGGGCATCTGGGCGCGGCTGGTGTTGTCCAGCAGGCGGCGGGCGCTGGCGGTGCCTTCGCTGGTGTGGGTGGTTTGGGTGTTCATTGGATGACTCCGGCAAAAACGAGGGCGAGGAACGCGGCCATGGCGATCAGCGAGGCGCGCATGACGATGTCGTCGGGGTTCATTGCAGCCTCCCGAGACCAGACAAGACCATGACCATCAGGCCGGCGCCAACGACGAAGCCCAGCGCGATGCCGTGCCAGAAGTCACGAAGGAATTGGCGCGCTTCCTGTTCTTCAACGCGTGGGAGTGGCGCGGGGTTTGGGAGGCGGTTGGTTTGCATCACTGGCCGCCTTTCTGGCGAAGGGCTGCAGCGGCGGCGATTGCACGCTTGTGCTGACCGGCGGCGCGGTTGATGAACGCGATCAAGCGCTGCATCGCGGCTTCGCACTGGGCGTCGATGGTGGCGCTGGGTGCGTCGGGAAACCTGGGGTGTTGCTGTGCCATCTGGCCCTCCGTTGTTTGAACGTGAGGCTATTCTACAAACGTAGAAATCAGACTGTCAACAGGTGTAGAAAAGAAAATGTAAAATTCAACATGTGTAGCTGGCAAGCAACGGGCTTGCCGGTCAAAATGTCGCCGCCAACAAAGGAGGTCTTATGCAGAAGTCGCTGTCGTATGAGTTGGGCAAACTGGTGTCACGGGTGTCGCCCTCGGTTGTGGTGTGGGTGGTGTTGCTGGGCGTTGTGGTCGCCATTGCGGTCGATGATGGGGTGGATCGGTCCGAGCCCGTGGCGACTGCGACGTCGGTGGCGGTGCGGCCTCCCGTTGATGCTGTGGTGATCAGGTGCAAAGGGGAGCGCGAGGCGTTGCTGGCGAAGTATCAGGACCTGATCAAGGTTGACCCGTGGCAGGCGGCCACGTCTTTGCGGGTGTGTGCTGAGCGCTTGCAGGATTCGCAGCTGCAGTCAATGGTCAAGGCGGCGGAGCGGGCAGACCTGGTGAGGACGGAACAAAACCCGAAGGCGTTGCCATGGTTGCGGCTGGACGCCCTGGATCGATTGACCGACCTGGGTGAGCCGTTGCTGGCGGAGCGTCAGACGCTGCGCGCCGACCTGGTCAAAAAGGTGGCGCTGAATGAGGCCTTGCTGGAGAAATCGCGCGTGGCGCGCAAGAAGAGCGAGGGGGTGGCGATAGGGGCTTCAATGCAAGATGCCATTGACAGCAGTTGGGGGCGTCCTGAGCGGGTAAACCGAACGACCACGGCTTTTGGTGACAGGGAGCAGTGGGTCTATGGTGGCGGGAACTACCTGTATTTTCAGGACGGCGTATTGACGACGATTCAGACTGGGCGATAGGGCGCTCTGTTGTGTCTGAAGTTGTCCAAATGGTAGATCACGGCCTCCCGTTGCCGTGTAGCCGTTCCTGCTTTCCCTGGTGGGATTCCCGGGTCTGGACGAGCGCGAGGATGTAGGCCTCGATCAGCTTGATGTCGTCCTGGTTGAGCGCGGTTTTGACGCGATTCTGGTCGATGGAGAACGGCCAGTAGGCGGCGGTCCACGTGGCGGCGGGTTCCCTTGCGGTCAGTTCTCCGGGCGGTGGGGCCTTGGTGATGCGCCAGTTGGCGATATGGGCGCGGATGTGCTCGGTGTGGTCGGCTGCTTCGTCAAGCAGTTGGTCGGTGGTCAGGCCGAAGGCGCGGGCGAGGTCCTGGGCGTATTCGGATCGCTTGCTGTTGCGCTTTTCCAGCGCGTTGATGCTGCCTGTGCTGACGCCCGACATGGCCTCGATTTCGGCATAGGTGCACCCGGCTGCGGTGCGGTACTTTTTGACTTGAGATCCTAGTGACATGGCGGCACCCTACGGCGGGGTTGTGTGTGCCGCAACTACAGGTGTAGACAAATGCATTTCTACAGTTGTAGAATGTGCGCCATGAATACCCCAATGCCTGAGCCCGTGATCGCCGAAGTCGCCCGGGCCATCGAGTTGAGTGGCGGCCCGGCTGTCGTGGCCAGGGCTTTGAACGTCACGACGCAAACCGTGTGTTTCTACCGCGACGGCGACCGCCGCCTCAAGACGGACCACGGGGCGACGCTGGAGTCGATGACGGGCGGGATCGTGACCCGAAAGCAGATGTGGCCTGAGAGCTGGTCGCGAATCTGGCCGGAGCTGGCCGCGTCCGATACCCAACCCGCACCACAAGGGGTGGCCAGTGCCTGATTCCATCGTGGTGTGTGCCTTTCGGTGCATGCCTTCATTGGGCGCGTCGCTGCTCCCTCGCGCATCCCTTGTGCGATGGATACCTGCGTTGTGCCGTCGTTCTCTTGGGGGATGAAATGACTTCTGTTCAGTCTCAACAGGCAACGCGCCTGACGACGGGGCCGCTGCCTCTGTCGGAAGCAAAGGCGCAGGCGGATCGGGTGGAGTCGCTGCTCGCGAACCACCAGCGCGACGGCGGCAAGGACATGACCGTGCGCGAGGTGTGTGTGGCTTATGAGTCGGTCTATGGCCACGCGATGTTCCCCAACCACGCGGAAGGGCGCCTGGGCAACCTGGAGGCGGCCAGGCGGGTGCTCTGTGACCGGGAAAACAAGCGCCCTTGTCGGGTCACGGGCGTGACCGTCAAGGTGTATCGGGTGGTCGAAAAACAAGTGGAGTTGATTTGATGGGATGCCCTCCGCCTCCGCCCCGTCCGCCGCTTCCTTCCGGGGCTGAGTTCGCTGACACACTTTTGCGCGACCACGCTGCCCACTTTGGCCGGTTGCTGGAGGCCGCATATGGCGCGGGAGACCGCGATCTGGCGCTGATCTGCCAACAGGCGATGTTCAGCGTCGTGAAGCTGCGCCGGGCTCGTCGCTTTGGCGTGGATACCCTGGCCGGGGGTGATGATCAATGAGGGACTACGGAAAAGTTTCGCCGCAGTTCTGGATTGGTCGAACAGGGAAAGCGTTGCGCGGGAATGCTGAGGCCCAGGTGTTGGCGCTGTACCTGATGACGAGCCCGCACGCCAACATGATTGGCGTCTATCACTGCCCAGTCGTGTACATGGCGCATGAGACTGGCTTGACCTTGGAAGGGGCTTCGAAGGCCCTTCAAAGCCTCATCGAAGCGGATTTTTGCACCTTTGATGCGGAAGATGAGTATGTGTTTGTCCACCAGTTCGCTTTGCACCAGGTTGGCGAGTCTCTGGCGCCATCGGACAACCGCAGCAAGGGGGTGATGAACGAACTGGCAAAAGTGCCAAAAAACCAATGCTGGCAAGCATTTAGGGCGCGTTATGCCGAGCCGTACAACCTGCCGATCGGCGGCGAAAACGCTGGTTTTGATGAAGCCCCTTCGAAGCCCCTTGCAAGCCAGAAACAGAAACAGGAGCAGAAGATAGGAGGTAAACCTCCTGTCGCCAGCCCGGACGAGTCCGGTCGGTCGACATCGCCCGCCGCATCGTTGCCGACATGTCCGGTTGACCAGGTGGTCGAGCTGTACCACGAGGTTCTGCCTGAGCTGCCGCGTTGTCGGTTGATGCCGGACGCACGGCGCAAAGCGATCTCGCGTCGGTGGCGCTGGGTGCTCACGAGCCACAAGTCCGACGGCAGTCGACGCGCTGAGTCGGTGGCGGCTGCGTTGGGCTGGTTCCGGCTGTATTTCGAGCAGGCCCGTGGGTCGGACTTCCTGATGGGCCGAACGACGCGAAGCGCTGGCCATGAGGGCTGGCAGTGCGACCTCGATTTTCTGATGGGCGACAAAGGCTTGAAAACCGTGGTCGAGAAAACCGAGGTCGCGGCATGAACGGGTTTGACGGCGATTCGTTCGAGGCTTCGACGCTGGCCTCGCCTGAGGCTGAGGCTGCGATCATTGGTTCGCTGTTGCTGGACCCGGCGTCGCTGGATCGCGTGTCTGACGAGCTGACCGCGTCGATGTTCGCCGACCCTGTGCATGCCGAGGTGTTTGGCGAGATCCTGCGCCAGCACACGGCCGGTAAGCCGGTCGATGTGATGTCGGTGTTTCTCGGCCTGGATGCCAGGGTTTCGCTGGTTCAGATCAACGGCCTGGCGCAGTACGTGAGCAGCAGCGCGAACCTGCGGCGTTATGTCGATGTGGTGCGCGAGCGGTCGGGAAGCCGGGCGCTGGTGAATGTGGGCAATCAGTTGATGCTGCTCGCGGTGGATCACGGCCGGCCTCTGGAAGAGCGTATCGATGTCGCTCAAGCCGAGTTGGTGAGGCTGGCGGCCGATGGCAAGGCGCTCGATGAGTGGGTTGCAGCGGAAGCGGGCATGGTTGAGCATCTGCAGGTCTTGGAGGACCGGGCAGAAGGCAAGACCAGCGCGATGCCAACAGGCTTGCCAGACCTCGATGATGTGCTCGAAGGCGGGCTGCGTCCTGGTGAGCTGGTGATCGTTGGGGCGAGGCCTAGCATGGGCAAGACAGCGCTGGCCATGACCATCGGCCTGCACATGGCCAGTGAGTATTCGGTGGCGATGCTGTCGATGGAGATGCCACACGTCGAGCTGCGCGACCGCATGACGGCGATGCTGGGGCGTGTGAGCTTGAGTTCGGTCAAGCGCCCAGGGCGCGGGGCAGGGCTGGAGTGGGATCGTGTGGTGGATGGGATCGAAGCCGCCAAAAGGCTGAACTTCCGAGTGACCGACACGGGTGGGCTCAACATCAATCAAGTGCGCAGCAAAGCCAGGGCGGTCAAGCGGCAACATGGGCTGAATGTCCTGCTGGTCGATTACATCGGCCTGATGTCTGGCACCGACACCCGACAGCCGCGAGCCTACCAACTCGAAGAGATCAGTCGAGGACTCAAGACGCTGGCCAAGGAGCTGGGCATCGCTGTGGTCTGTCTCGCCCAGGTCAACCGCAAGGTTGAAGAGCGCGCGGACAACACACCCAGCCTGTCCGATCTGCGCGACTCGGGGGCGATAGAGCAGGACGCAGACGTGGTGATGTTCGTTCACCGACCGATTCAGGCGCGGCCTGATGCTGGCGAAGAGTTCAAACACTACGCCAAGCTCAGCGTGGCAAAGAACCGCAACGGTCGATGTGGTGTGCTGAACCTGTTCTACCAGGGGGATCAGACACGCTTCGCGCCATGGAGCGGCGAAGCGCCATCTGGTCGAGGCATCAAGGTTCGAGGGGGTGATCTGTGAGCGGCGGCACCTGTCTCACATGCAGCAACTGGGATGCCCGTGGCGTGCCGCGCTTCGCCTTCCGCATGGGTATGGCGTTCTGTTCGATCAAGCGCACGCAGGCTGTGACGCTGGCGCACTGGCGCGGGTGTGAGTCGTGGTCGCCTGCTGCTGATTCGGCGGTGGCTGAGCGGGTCGAGTGGCTGCGTCGAATCGGGATCGACACCCCCCGGTTTGGGTCCTTCCCATGCCCCCCCGATGCGGGTCATTCGCGGCGCGAGGTTGGACTGTTTCATGGTGCTGCTAAGGGGGTTAAGTGAAGCTGACCCCGTTGCTTGACCAGCCTTGTTCGCAGGCCGATTTTGCGGAGATGGTGGGGTTGTCCGAGGCGCGCGTAAGTCAGCTTGCGGCCGATGGTGTGATCCCTCGCGGCGAAACGGCGCACAACATGCTGCTGGCGTACTGCGAGCGAATGCGCGACATGGCGGCTGGACGGGCTGGGAATGAGATCGGCGGGCTTGACCTGGTGCAGGAGCGCGCCGCGCTGGCCCGCGAGCAGCGCATCGCCCAGGAGTTGAAGAATCAGGTGTCGCGCGGGGAGTTCGCGCCGATTGGTGTGCTGGCCGATGTGCTGGGTCATGCCTCCAGCGCGGTCGCTGACCGCTTCGACCAGATCGAGGGCTCTCTGCGCACCGCTGTCCCGGACATTACCGACGACGTGTTGTTGACGGTGTTGTCGGTGGTGTCGTCTGCCCGCAATGAGTGGATCAGGTCTACGGCCAAGCTGATCAGCGCCGCGATGGACGCGGCCGAGCAGGACGAAGCCGAGGACGCTGCCGACGCGCTGGCCGCGTTTGCGCCAGACGATGCTGACGGGATCTGGGAAGGTGCTCCGGTATGAGCCGCAACCCCTCGATCAGCCGCGAGACCGCTGCCGCCATCCGCCGCGCGGTGTCGCTCGGGCTGGACGGGCTGAAGGCGCAGACGCGCCAGCGGTTGAGCGACTGGGCGGCGGTGTTTTTTGTCATGGCTGGCGAGTCGTCGCAACAGAAGGGCGGTTGGGTCGCCTGGGTGTTTCAGATCGGGATGATGGACTTTATGTCTGACGACCGGATCAGGGACCTCTACATCATCAAGTCCAAGCGCGTCGGTTACACGAAGATGATCACCGCCTTCGTCGCCTACAGCATCGCCCATCTGCGCCGCAACCTGGCGCTGTGGCAGCCGACCGACGACGACCGCGACAGCTACGTCAAGAGCGAAATCGACCCGGTGCTCGACCAGATCGCGGCCGTCAAGACGGCCCGCAAGACCGGCGCCAAAGACACCGACACGATCAAGCTCAAGCAGTTTCGCAACAGCGTGGTGCACCTGCTGGGCGGCAAGGCGGCGCGGGCGTTCCGGCGCATCACCGTGGCGGTCGCGATCCTGGATGAGTGGTCGAAGTTCGACGCGCGCATCGAGAAAACCGGCGACGCCAAAGGCCTCGCGAAAGGGCGCCTGGAGGGCGCACCCAATCCGAAATTTATCGGCGGCACCACGCCGCTGATCAAAGGCATCGACCAGGCTGAAACCGCGTGCGAGCTGGCCGAAGGCATGGTCCGGTTTCACATGGTCTGCCCGCACTGTGACGCCGAGCACCCGCTGACATGGGGCGGCAAGGACAAGGCCAGCGGCTTCAAGTGGGACAGCGGGCGGCCTGAGACCGTGCGCCACGTCTGCCCGCACTGCCGAGACAGCATCACCCAGGCCGATTACCTGAAGCAGGGCGCCCGCAAAGATGGGGTGTGGACGCAGGGCGCCTGGGTCTGCGGCAAGACGGGCAAGCGCTACGGCGCCGACCGCGTCTGGCGCGACGCCATGGGCCAGCCTTGCAAGCCGCCGGTGTCGCTCGGGCTTCACGTCTGGTCGGCCTACAGTCCGCAGCGAAGCTGGCCCGACATCGTCAAGGAATTTCTCGAAGCCTTGGCGTCGTCCAAGAAAGGCGACCACGGTCCGCTGCAACTGTTTTTCAACGAAACGCTGGGCGAGACCTGGGAGATTGTTGGAGACCGCAGCGACGACCACGTGCTGCAGGCCCGGGCCAAGGCTGAAGGCTTGGCCAGCGGTGTCGTGCCGTCGGGCGGCCTGGTGCTGACCGCGGGGGTTGATGTGCAGCGGGACCGCTGGGAGTACAGCGTGTGGGCGTGGGGGCGCGGCCTTGAAAGCTGGCGCGTCGATCAGGTCACCATCGAAGGCAACCCGGCCAGCGAAGAGGACTGGGAGCGGTTGACGGAGCACCTGCAGCGCCGGTACACGCAGGCCTGGCACGGCGGGAGCCTCGGACTGTCGGCGATCAGCATCGACTCGTCCGACCAGACGCAGGCGGTTTACAACTGGGTCCGAAAACACCAGCACGCGCTGCCGTTGTTGCGCGCGGTGAAGGGGTCCAGCGAGGAACACAAGCCGGTGTTGATGCCAGGAACGCCCGTCGAGATCAGCTGGAAGGGCGTCAAGATCCCGAGCGGGATCAAGGTCTACGGCATCGGCGTGGACACCGCCAAGGATCTGCTGCTCGGTCAACTGTCGATCGACAAGCCGGGGCCGGGTTATGTGCACTTCCCGGAGGACATGCCGCGCGAGCGTTACGAACAGCTCACCGCCGAACAGCGCATCCTGACCAAGGTCAACGGCAAAGACACCTACAAATGGGTCAAGCGCCGCCCGCGCAACGAAGAGCTCGATTGTCGCAACTACGCGTTGCACGGCGCCTTTGGCCTGGGCCTGCACAACTTCACCGACAAGCGCTGGGCGCAGCTTGAGGCCGCCGTCCAGCCACCCGAGGACCTGTTCACGCGCGGCGCCGTTGCCACCCCGGCGCCCACACCCGAGCAGATCCTCGCCAAACCAACCCCGCAACCCGCCCAACCCATCCGCCGACCGCAGCAAGGTCGACCGGCTGGTGGGCGCATCTGGTGAAAACCTAGCGCCATCAACTGCACCGACAACCAAAAAAAGGACACCAATGGACACCGAAGTAATGTTCAGCCAGGCAACTGACGTGTGGGGCACGCCGCAATGGCTGTTCGATGCGCTGGACAAGGAATTTGGCTTCACGCTGGACCCTTGCAGCGACGGAACAAATGCGAAGTGCGCGAAGTTCTACAGCATCCACGACAGCGGCCTGCTGAAAGACTGGGGCACCGAAACGGTGTTCATGAACCCGCCTTACAGCCAGTGCCAGGACTGGATGCGCAAAGCCTACGGCGCAGCGCAGGAAGGGGCCACTGTTGTCTGTCTGGTGCCAAGCCGCACCGACACCGACTGGTGGCACCGCTACGCGATGAAGGGCGAGATTCGGCTTTTGCGTGGCCGTCTGAAGTTTGGCGACGCGACCAACAGTGCCCCATTTCCAAGCGCCGTGATTGTGTTCAGGCCGAAGGCTTTTTTGTTGACGGCATGGACGGCGGCCGAAGCTGTCTAGGACTTCAAGATGGACAGCCTAAAACCTAGTCGGTGGCGCGTTTAACCATGCTCACCATCAAAGTCACCCACGACTTCGACACCCTGGCTGCCAGCCTTGGCCGCCAGGCAAAACAGGTTGCATTCGCCACGGCTGTCGCGCTCACCCGCACCGGCCAGGACTTGCGCAACGCCATCCCTGCAGCGCTCGACGAAGCGCTCGACAAGCCGACCGAATTCACCAAGCGCGGCACCTATCTCGTCCCGGCCCGCAGGGATCGGCTTGTGGCTGAAATCGGGTTCCGCGCGATCCAGTCTCGGTACATGCGCTATCAGATCGAGGGCGGGATTTATGAGCCCAAGGCTGGCGGCATCAAGTTGCCGGGCGAGATCCAGCTGAACGCGTTCGGGAACATCCCGCGCGGCACCATCGCCGCGCTCAAGCGCGCCGCCAAAGACGGCAGCCTGGGCGCCAGCGTGCGTAAGCGCCTGGGCGTGGACGGCAACCGCCGCAAAGGCGCCGCGCCGATCCAGCTTTTCTACGGCCAGCCCACCGGCAAGGGCTGGGAAAAGGCGCCCATTGGCATCTGGCGCCGCATACCGCCCGCCTACCCTGGCGCCAAAGGCAAATTGATCCCGGTCGTGGTGTTCGAGCAGACCAAAGCCGTTTACCGCCGCCGCTTCGACCTCCAGCGCCTGGGGCAGACCACCGTCGACCGCCGATTCGCGCAGCACTTCGACCGCGAATTGTCCAAAGCCCTCGCCACTGCCCGCTGATCAACCCAACCCGCCGCCGCATGACCATCGTCGCCACCAAACCCCAGCGCACCCGTCCCGCCACCGCGCCCTTGTTCGCCGGGCAAAGCACCACCGGCCCCGGCGTGCCTGCGCATGATGACTTTGTGGCCGATGTCGTGCGCATCATTGGCGCCGTCATGGCCGGCGTCAGCGCTGATCACCTGCGGACCATTGAGGCGAGGATCAGGGCAGACTGGGGGGGTGATCGGCCGTACATTGGCCGCCGTGTTGGCGATGTGCGCAACGAGCGCAACGAGCAGATCCGCCGCGACATCCGCCACGGCGCATCGATCAGCCTGGTGTGCCGTCGGTACGATGTGAGCCGCAGCACGGTGTATCGGGCGCTGGGGATTGAGGGTGATTGAGGCTTGTCAGGTTTGCTTTTAGGATGAGATGAAAAAATGGACTCACTTCAATACCTGCAAACGCTGGGCGAGCGCTTTCACGGCATCACGCTGGACTTCCGCAGGGGTGGCACAGATTGGCCCGCCGCCTGGCGCGTGCGGCTTGTGAGTACCAAGAATGAGCGGGAAGAATACCGTGTGGAGTGCTTTGGAGACACTGCAGAGCAGGCTGTCGACTCACTGCGCGCCGAGGTCTCAAGTCTGGACGGGGTTGGCAAAGTGTGACTATGAATGACGATCTGGAAGAGTGGCTAAAAGCAGAGATGGCGCGCGTGGCAAAAGCCAGGGAAGAGGCTGCCGAAACTGCTGCCCGGTTTTTGCATAACAGGGGCTTTGAACGCGCCCCACTGAGCAAATACGATGGTTTTCTGATGGCGCTGCGGGCTGTGTGCCGGATGCACGGCGTGCGGCTGTACACGTCTGACTATGGGTATTTGGTGGTGGGTGATCTGCGCGACGGCGATGACCCTATTTGTCATGACCACATCAAAGAAGGGCCCTAAGCCCGCCACCGTCCCACCCGTCGCCTTCCAGATGACACACCTGTCGCCAGACATTCGTGACGTTTCAACCGTCCGAGCGTCTGGCCCATGCCCGCAACCCTCCCCGCCGCTGGTCTTGTCGTTGCGACCCAAGTGGTCTCAGGCGAGCACGTCCAGGTTGTCCGTGTTGACAACCACCCCGATCAGCCGCTGACCGACGCGCAGCTTCGCGCCGCCTCTTTGCCTGTGCAGGTTGCCGGGCTTCCGCTTCCAGCCGGTGCAGCCACTGAATCAACGCTTGACGCCTTGCGATTGGCGGCCGTGGCCATTCGCTCCGCTGCAGAAACGCTTGCTGGACGAACGATCAACACTTCAGCGGTCGCCGGGACCGTCGCGCTCGACGCGCCCACCCTGGCCGCACTGGAGACCATCAATGCCACGACCGGGGGGTTGACCGACGCGCAATTGCGGGCATCGCCTGTCTCGGTGGGCGGGGCCGTGGCGGTCTCCAACTTCCCGGCAGGCTTCAACGTCGACACCGGGCTGTCCCAGGGACTGACCGATGCGCAACTGCGCGCTGCGGCGGTGCCGGTGTCTGTGCCTGGGGTGGCGACTCAGGCCACGCTGGCGGCGATCTTGGCGGCGTACAAAAACGAAGATGCGCCCGCAGCGTCTGGCGATCTTGGTTTGCCAATGCTGGCAACGCGCCAGATTGCAGACACCACATCGACAGATGCGGATGGTGATTACACGCTGCTCAAAATCGATGAAGAGGGACGGTTAAAAGTTTCAACGAAGCCTGCCAGCTATCCCGACATCACTGGCGACATCACTGCGATTCAGCCTACGATTGGTACGCCTGTGGCTGGGGGTACTGTGGGCGGGGACGTGTCCCGCGCGTCCAACATCATGGCCTTTTGCACTGGCACTTTTGCAGGTGTCAACGTGACGTTTGAGGCCAGTCTTGAGTCCACGGGTGAGACCAACTGGTTTGGCATTCAGGCGATTAGGTCAAATGCCAACACCATCGAGACGGCTACTGGTGTCCTTGCTGCGCAGCCCGTCTATGGCTGGGAGATGTCGGTCAACGCGATCAAGCGCGTTCGTGTGCGTTGCACCGCTCGGACCTCTGGCACGCAATCATGGCGCTTTGTCCAAGGCACCTACGCCACGGAGCCAATCCCAGCGGCGCAGGTGAGCGCAACCCAGCCGGTCAGCGGCACAGTGACCGCAACTGTCACGGCTGGCACGGTAAACCCGGTTGTTCCGGCGACTCCCTACATCCTCAACAGCTTGGCCAGCACAAACGAAGTGCTGATTCTGACCGGCACCAGCGGCCTACAGGCCTTTTACGCCACGAATACCGGCGCGAGCGTGGCCTTTGTGAAGCTGTACAACAAAGCGACAGCCCCGGCTTCGACAGATGTACCGGCAATGATCCTCCCCGTTCCTGCCGCTGTGTCTGGTGTGCCGGGCGTGGCCACGCTGCCGATTGGGTTCTCTGGCTTCCGCTTCGCCCTGGGTCTGGGCATCCGCATTACTGGCGCAGTGGCAGATAACGACACGACCGCCGTCGCCGCCGGTCAAGTCAAAGTCATGCTGTCGCGGACGGTCTGATGCTGCTGCTACTGCTCAACACCGCCGCCGCAGTCGCCATACCCAGCCGCCTGCGCCTGGGTCCTGCGCAGTCCGTCGCCCGCGCCCCCTGGTCTGGCGCCACCGCTTCGCCGGTCAACCGCCCAGCCTTCCGCCCCGCCCAGCGCCTGGCCGCGCTCAAGGCTGCGCGCCTGGGGTCCGGCGCCGCCCTGTCCATCAAGCGCCGCGCCCCCATCGGCCGCCCTATCCGAGGCAACGCCCCATGAGCATCGTCAACACCCTCGTCGCGGGCGACAGCCTGAGTTTTTCCACCATCGCGACAGACTACCTGCCCGCCGACGGCTGGACCATGAAATACCGCATGGTGCCTTCCGCGGGCGTGGGCACCGCCTTCGAGCTGACCAGCACGACCGCCGATCCCGAGGACCCGAGCGCCTTCCTGTTCGTGGTGACCGGCGTGGCGTCGTCCGCCTGGGTGGCCGCTGATTACACCTGGGTCAACTGGGTCGAGCAGTCGCCAGATCGCCACACGCTTGATACGGGCGTGGTCAAGGTCCTGCCCAACCCCGCGACCGCCACCGCCCTGGACCTGCGCACCACGGCGGTCAAGGCCCTGGCCGCCATCGACGCGTACCTCGCCGACGCCAACAACCTGAGCGCCGCCAGCTACACCATCGCCGGGCGGAGCCTGAGCCGCTACACCCGCGCCGAACTGATCGCCGAGCGCAGCAAGTGGCAGGCCGAAGTCGCTCGCGAAAACGCCGCCGCCCGCGTCGCCGCTGGCCTGCCCGACAACCGCCGGATCTATGTCCGGTGGGGAGCCTGAACACACATGAAAAACACCACATCTTCAGCCGTGGCGCTGGCCCCGTTCTACAACGCCGAGCGTGTGGCACAAAAAAAGTCCGTTGTTCTTGGCGAGTGGCTCGACTCCCGCGACCCTAAGGCAACTCGGGTTCCACGCGAGCTCGTGAAGCCAAAAAAGCAAGCCGCCCGCGCCTTCCACGCGGCCCGCCTCGACCGCTTCAGCGCCGACTGGGTCGCCACGGCCAACAGCATCAACCAGGAGCTGCGCAGCGACCTCGACCGCTTGCGCGCCCGGGGCCGGGACCTGGCGAACAACAACGATTACGGCCGAAAGTTCGTCGGCATGTGCCAGAACAACATCATTGGCCCAGGCGGCGTGCGCTACCAGGCGCGCGTGGTCGACGGCCCCGGCAAGCCCGACGAGCTCGCCAACGACGCGCTGGAAACCGCCTGGGATGACTGGCAGACCGTGGCGGACGTGACCGGCCGGCAGCATTTTCGGGACATGTGCGAGACCATGGTCGGCGGCCTGCCGACTGACGGCGAATTCCTGTTGCGCCACGTGCGCGGCGCCGAAGCGGGAAACCGCTTCAACTATGCGGTTCAACTGATCGACGTTGACCGGATCGACACCAGCCTCAACATCGCCGCGGCCAACGGGCGCAACGCGGTGATCATGGGCGTCGAGGTCAACCAGTGGCGCCGCCCCGTCGCGATCCACATTTTCCAGGGCCACCCCAACGACGGTCAGCACGCCAGCCGCGAGCGCGTGCGCGTGCCCGTTGAAGACATCATCCACGCGTTCAAGGTCGACCGCGCAGGCCAGCTGCGCGGCATCCCGTGGATGGCGCCGGGCATGTTGAGCCTGCACCACCTGGCCGGGTTCATGTTGTCCGCCGTCATGGCGGCCGAACACGGCGCGAACCATTACGGATTTTTCAAGACCGCCGACGGCGCCCCGCCGATTGGCGGCGAAGACGCGGAAACCGGCGCGCAAATCACCACCACCCAGCCGGGCACCTTCGACACTTTGCCGATTGGCGTGGACTTCACGCCGTTTTCCAGCCCGTACCCCAACGAAACGTTTGGCCCCTTCGTCAAGACCGCGCTGCAGCGCGTCGCGACCGGCTGGCGCGTGGCTTATGTGAGCCTCGCCAACGACCTCGAAGGCGTCAACTATTCGAGCATCCGACAGGGCGTGATTGAAGAGCGCGACCGCTGGACCAGCGATCAGGAGTGGTTTATCTCTACCGTCATGGAGCCGGTTTTCCGCGAATGGCTGCGCCTGGCCCTGCTCAGTGGCGCGATCACGATGCCCAACGGCAGCAAGCTACCCGCCGCCAAGCTCGCGAAATTCAGCGCCCACGAGTGGCAGGCCCGACGCTGGGAGTGGGTCGACCCCAAGGGTGACATCGAAGCCAAGATCTTGATGGTCAAGGCTGGATTGATGTCGCCCCAAGACCTGGCCGCCGCGATGGGCTATGACTTCCTGGACACGGTCAAGGCTATCGCCATGGCCAAGGAAGTCGCTGCCCGCTACGGCGTCACCCTCCCCGCCTATGACGCCGCCCCCGGCGCCACGCCCGCGCCCGGACAACCCGCCGCCCAACCCACCGAACCCGCCAAGACTGGAGCCTGAACATGCCCACCCTCAGCACCACCACAACGCTCAGCCTGCCCGCCGGGCAAGCCTTTGTTTTCGAGCCATCCGCCGGAAGTGGCCGCGCGGTCGCCGACCCTGGCGGCCGCTCGGCCGGCTTCACCCTGGGCGGCCAGCGCCAGACCATCGGGCCATGGACGTCTGTGGTCAGCGTCGTCGTGACCGTCAGCAGCGGGAGTCTGTACTACGACATCGACACCGACGGCGCCGCCACGCCGCCCGCGCTGGTGATCCAGGCCGCCGCCCCCATCGACGCCGACGGACGACCCGACGGCACCATCGTTTTCTACCCGGCGGCCTGAGCCATGGGAGTGAGCATCAAGGTCGGCGGCGCCTATGTGCCGCACCAGTTCGCGCTCAAGCAGGGCGGGGTGTATGTGGCGGGGGCTTCGGCCTTCAAGGCTGCGGGCGCTTATGTCGGTGTGGGGGCTGGCAGTTTGCCGCTGGTGTACCCGCTTGACGAAGCCGGAGCGTTGCCGCTGGCCGCGTATGGCGTCAAACGACTGTCGGCGGCTTACTCGGGCCCTGCGATCCGCGTGCGCCGTGCTGATACGGTGGAGGTTGACATCGGGTTCTCCGGTCAGAACTTGGACCTTACGGCACTGACTGCGCACCTCGGAACAGCAACAGGCACGGTCACGACCTTTTATGACCTGACCGGCAACGGGCGGCACGCGACGCAAACGCTTGTCGCGAACCAAGGCAGCATTCAAGCGAGCCTTTTCATGGCCGGGGGGCTGACGGTCTCTCTGGGTGATGCGGGGTGGTATGACTTGCCCGCAGGCATATCGATTGATCGCAGAAACGGCGAAGTTTGCGGAGTTTTCGAGCAATGGACCACGAAACAGCAAGTCGGGTTCTATGAAATCGGCACGGTGGCAAACGCCAACTTGAACGTTTTCACCCTGGCAAGTGGCGCCATTCGTGCGACGCCTCCTGGCTCTAACGCCGCATTCAAACCCCAGTCGCGGCCGGTCTGGATTGACCACTACGGCGCATCCACCGGCGTGTATTTTGAGCAGGATGGCGAGACGCAGACCGGAACGGCGCCGACCACCGCCACATCATCGGGCGGCTACTTCGGGCGCATCGTCACGGGCGGCTACTTTGGCCGATTCCATCACGGGATGATCGCGTTTTATAACCGGGTGCTCTCTGCTGGCGAACGGTCCGCCTTGAAGGCTGCAGCCTCGGGAATCTTCGAGGCATCTTCTACCGGTGGGGTGCTGATTTACACAGGGGATTCGATCCTGGCCAGCAGCACGGCAACGACCTTGCGAAACGGCATCGCGCACCAGATAACCCCGTTGCTCGCCACCAGCCCGAAAGAGTTCAACCTGTCCGGTGGTGGCGAGCAACTGGTCAACGACCTGGTCGGTGGTTCGTCCGGTTTCGCTGGCGATGAGGGCGGCGTGCTGTCTCGGTACACGTCTGACCGGCGCGTGGTGTTTGTGTTCAAAGGCACGAACGACATGGGCGCGGGTGGCCGGACATCGGCGCAGGTGTACGCAGACCTCCAGGCCTTCTGTGGGTCGGTGCGCTCCAACGGCGGTTTTGTGATTGTCGCAACCCTGCTGCCGCGCACCAGCTACGGCCTATCGAGTCTCGCGGAGTTCACCGCGTTTAACAACTCGGTTCGCACCAACTGGGCAGCCTTTGCCGATGGCTTCGTGGACTTCGCCAATGAGGCGTCAATGGGCGCTGCCGGTGCGGAGTCGAACACCACGTTGTACAGCGATGGCCTGCACCCGACAGCCTACGGCAATAGCCTTTTGGCCGCAGCCGCTGCGCCCGAAATCAACAGGGTCTTTGCGTTGCCATGAAAACGCTCGCCCTCTCTCTCGCCCTGCTGCTGGCCCTGCCAGCCCACGCCGACGACTTCCGCCGCCAGAAGATCGAAGCGGCTTCGGCGCACGCTTTCGACGTCGCGACGACGGGCGCAGGGTTGGCGGTCGGCGCGGCGGAATCGAATCCCCTGGGCCTGCTGCTGGTGCCTGCGAAGCTGATCGCCTATCAGCGCATCAAAGCCTCGCCAGAAGCCGAGCAGCCAGGGCTTTGGGCGGCGTATGAGGCGTTCGGCTGGGGCGCTGCCGCCAATAACCTGTGCGTGATTGCACAGATCGCGTCGGGCGGTTTCGCGCCTTGCCTTGCTGTCGGCGTGGCGGCCGGGCTGGTGAGCTGGGCGATCGATTCGCCGCGCCGAAAGCGCGCGGAATTCGACGCGGTGTGTGAGCAGGCGCAGCAGGCCAACCCGCAACTCGTTTGCACCTGGCGCGACTGATCGCCGGGCGCCCGCGCCTGTCCCAACGTTTGCCTTCCAGGTGACACACCACCCGCCAGACATTGCGGGGCATGAGCACCGAAAACCCCTCTCTCGCTGAAGCCCTCGCATTGCGTCGCCAGGCGCTGGATGACCTTGACGCCGGGCGGCCTGTGTCGACCCAGCGCGGTCTGCTCTTCGAGCGCGCAGCCATCAACGAAGAGGCCCGCACCGCCTCGCTCGCCTTCGCCAGCGAAGAGCCTTACGAGCGCTGGTGGGGGATCGAGATCCTGGAGTGCACGGCCGGCGCGATGCGCCAGGGGCGTCTGCGCAGCGGTGCGAACCTGCTTTGCGACCACGACACGCGAGATGTCGTGGGCGTTGTCGAGTCTGTCGAAATCGGTGCGGACCGGGTGGCCCGCGCCGTGGTGCGCTTCGGAAAAAGCGCGCGAGCAGAAGAGGTCTGGCAAGACGTCAAAGACGGCATCCGTCGCAACGTCTCCGTCGGCTACCTCATCCACAAGGCGCTGCTGGTCGAGACCGTGGAGGGTGTGGAAACCTACCGCGTGACCGACTGGGAGCCCTTTGAAGTCTCCCTGGTCAGTGTCCCCGCTGACGCCACGGTCGGCGTAGGCCGCTCCCTCGAAACGGCGGGAGCCGGTTCGCTTGAGCAGCCCGCCAAGGCCACCACAACCCCTTCCGAACCCCCCAAAACCCAAGAGGTACGAACCATGTCCGAAGTCATCACCCCCGCCGCCCCTGCGGCCCTTGCTGCTGCCCTTGTGCAGCAGCGCAACCACGCTGCCGAGATCGCCGCCATCGCCAAGGCCACGACCGGCGTCGGCATCGAAACCCTGGCGATGAAATCCATCGTCGAAGGTCACACGACCGAGCAATTCCAGGCCGAGCTGATCCGGCACATGGCCACCAAGCCGCTGCCGTCCAACGAGATCGGCATGACCAAGGATGACACGCAGCGTTTCTCGCTGGTGCGCTTGCTCAACGCCATGGGCAACCCCGACGACCAGCGCGCCCAGAAGGCCGCTGGTTTTGAGTACGAAGTCTGCCGCGCCGCCGCCGACAAGGTGACGCACCGCGAGGTCAAGGGCCTGATCGTTCCTCACGACGTGCTCAAGCGAAATCTGTCGGTGGGCACGCCGACCGCTGGCGGCAACACCGTCGCGACGAATCTGCTGTCGGGCAACATGATCGAGCTGCTGCGCAACAAGATGGTGCTCCCCGGGATGGGGATGCAGGTGTTGACCGACCTGGTCGGCAACATCGCGATTCCCCGCGTGACCGGCGGCGCCACCGCTTACTGGGTGGCTGAATCCGGTTCTCCGACCGCGTCGGGCCAGACCTTCGATCAGGTGGCGATGACGCCTCGGACCCTGGGCGCACAGACCGCGATCAGCCGCAAGCTGCTGCTGCAATCGAGCCTGGACGTCGAGGCCTTTGTGCAGAACGACCTGGCCCGCGTGCTGGCCCTGGAGCTGCAGCGCGTCGCCATCAACGGCAGCGGCACCGCTCCCGAGCCGCGCGGCATCCTGCCGACGGTGGGCATTGGCTCTGTGGCGGGTGGCACGAACGGCCTGGCGCCGAACTGGTCGCACATCGTGGGCCTGGAAACCGAAGTGGCCCAGGACAACGCCGACGAAGGCACCCTCGGCTACCTCACCAACACCCGCGTGCGCGGCCGCCTCAAGCAGACCAGCAAGGTCAGCGGCCAGAACGGCTTCATCTGGGAAGGTGGCGAGGTCAACGGCTACCAGGCCCAGGTCACCAACGCGGTGCCTTCCAACCTGGTCAAGGGCACCAGCGGCGCGGTGTGCTCCGCGATCATCTTCGGCAACTTTGCCGAGCTGATCATGGGCCTGTGGGGTGGTCTGGAGTTGATGGTCAACCCGTACACCAACGCGGCCAACGGCGGCGTCATCGTGCACGCCTTCCAGGACGCCGACCTCGCGGTGCGCCATGCCGAGTCTTTCTCGGCCATGGTTGACGCGCTGACCGTCTGATCGTTGACCCGAGCACCAGCCACCACGCCCCGACGCCATGTTCGCCGAAAACATCCCCGCCTTCTTCGCCGACTTCGGCGTCGCGGCCACGCTCAGCGGCAACGCTGTGCGCGGGGTGTTTGACAACGGCTACGCGCTGGGGTCGGTGGGCCTGGTCGGCATGTCTGGCACGCAACCCACGTTCACCCTCCCGAGCGCCAGCGTCACCCCGGCAGATCCGGTCGGGCAGCCGCTGGTGATCGGCGCGCTCAACTTCACCGTCGCGGCCCACGAGCCCGACGGCACGGGTGTGTCGCGCCTGATCCTGGAGGTGGCCGCGTGAGCACCGTACTGGCCGCTGTCAGCGCCGTGATCGCCGCCCTACCGGGTGGTGTGACGGTGCACCGCGTGCGCATGCGCCCGCTCTCCGCGTCGACGACCGAAGCGGTGTGTGTGCGCCCTGTGCGCGCTGATGTGGCTGAGTCTGACATGTACGCCAAGCCGATCACGTGGCGGTCCACCGTCGAAGTCGAGTGTTATGCCCGCGTCAGCGCGGGCAACGCGCCCGACGAGGCGGTCGATCCGCTGGTGTCTCAGGTTTACGCCGCGTTGCTGACCGATTCAACGCTGGGGGGTGCCGTTGCTGACGTCTCCCCCCAGTCGCTGGCCTACGACTTCGACGTTGACGCCGAAGCCGTGGCTTGCGCCACCCTCGTTTTTTCTGTGTACCACCGCGCCGGAGACGGCGCAGCCCTTTGATTTTTGGAGCCCAAAATGGCCTACTATTTCCCCGAAGGCTCGAAGTTCTACTTTAGCCAGACTTTTGCAGCGGCCTCGACCGTGTCGGTCGCGACCAACGCCAACCCCGCTGTGCTGACCACCAGCGCCGCGCACGGGCTCGTCGACAACGACGAGTTTCTGTTCACGTCGGGCTGGGAAGACGCGACTGACTCGGTTTACAAGGCCGATCAGTTCTCGACCACCACGCTCTCCCCGCTGGGTCTTGACACCACCGACCTCAACTGGTTCCCGGCTGCGTCGGGCCTGGGCACGATCCAGCGCGTGAGCACCTGGGTCGAGATCCCGCAGGTGTTGACGATCAGCACCAGCGGCGGCGATCCGCGCTTCACCACGGTCTCTCCCCTGGCCAAGCGCAACGACATCAACGTGCCCGTCGGCTTCAACGCCGCGTCGATGACGCTGACCCTGGGCCACGATCCCGCCAACGCCAATTACCAGACCATGCTCGCCGTGGCCCGTCGATTGACGAAGGTGGCGACCAAGATCGTGCTGGGTGGCGGCGCCACGATGTACGGCTACGGTCACATCAGCGTGTCCGAAGTCCCGCAGCTCAACAAAGGCCAGGTGAACCAGGTCAGCGCCGCGTTCACGCTGCTGGGCCGCCCGATCAGCTACGCGAGCTGAGCTGTTTTGTGCGCGGCAGGGTGGGGCGCCACTACGCCCCGCCCGCAGGTCGGCCCCGAGCCTGCAGCCGCGCACACCCCTGTCTCTCGGGCACTACCTCTCGGGCAACACACATGGCAATCAAAATTACGGTCGCGCCTCGCGCGAAATTCCGCGTCAAGGGCACTTTCGCCGACGCCGAAGGCAAGGCACAGCCCTTTGACTTCGGCCTTCTCGCCAAGCGCCTGGGCGCCGAAGAACTGCGGGAAAAGACCAGCGGCGAGGTCAACCTGGTCGAGTTCATGGTTGACGTCGTTATCGACTGGTTTGATGTGAAGGGCGACGACGACAAGCCGGTCGATTACTCGGCTGACGGGTTGCGCCAGCTGCTCAATCAGCCGGGCCTGGCCTGGACCACCTACCGGACCTTCCTGTCGGAAACCGGCGCCAAAGAAAAAAACTGACGGCGCTCGCTCGAGCAGTCGCGCAGGACGCCCCCGACCATGAACGGGCTCAACCCGCCCAGCAGCAAGACCCCGGCGCCGCCTGGGCAGGCCCGCTGGCGGCGTTGGGTCTGCTGGGGTCGGCGCCAGACGCGGTCGACACCGAGGAACACGAGCGCACCGAATACCTCTGGCCCGAATGCGTCAGCGCCTGGGCTTGCTGGGTGGGGGTCCAGACCCAATGGCGCGTCGGTATGGGTGGGGCCACCGGCCTCGATTACGCAGGCGTGCGCGCCCACCTTGAAGAGCTGCGCGACGCGGGCGATCTGCCGGCCGAAGATCGCGCCGACGTCTGGCGCTGCATCCAGGCGGCTGAGCGCGCGACGCTGGAGGTCTGGTCGGACCGGCGCAAGTCGGACGAGGCCCGGCGGCCCGCGCCCGCTGCGCCAGCGGTCCCGGGGTTTTAGTGATGCCGCTGACCTGGTGCTGCCAACCGTCCCACCCGTCGCCTTCCAGATGACACACCCGGCGCCTGAAAGTCTCGGGAGATGAACACCACGACCACCACCGTCGGCATCCGCCTGCAGCTCGAAGGGGCCAGCGCTGTCGAGCGCGGGCTGGCGGGGGTGCAATCGCGCGTCAGCGACGCGGCAAAGGCCCTGACCGGGCTGGCGGCTGGCACGCTCTCTGCGGCAGCGTTCACGAGCTGGATCCGGGGCGCGATTGACGCCGCCGACCAGACCGAAGAGCTGGCGCAAAAAACCGGCCTGCTGGCCGAGGAGGTCGCCGGGTTGCAGCTGCTGTTCAAGCAGGAAGGACTGGGCGATCAGTTTGGACAGGTGCTGTCCAAGTTGGCCAAGGGCGCCGCCGACGGCAACAAGGCGTTTGTCGCCATGGGCCTGAGCGTGACCGACGCGTCGGGCAAGCTCAAGAGCACGCGAGATCTGCTGGGCGAGGTCGCCGACCAGTTCTCGACATACAAGGACGGACCGGAGAAAGCCGCGCTGGCGATGCAGCTGTTTGGGAAGAGCGGCGCCGACCTGATCCCGCTGCTCAACGGCGGCGCGGCGTCCATGCGCGAGTTCGACGCCCGCGCCAAGGCGATGGGGCTGACGATCAGCAGCGAAGTCGCCGCGGCTGCGGGGAAGTTCAACGACGACCTGTTTCTGATGCAAAGCCGGATCGACGGCGTGGCTGTGTCGCTGGCGGGGCCGATCCTGGCGGGGCTCAACGGTTTGATCGGCAAGTTTCAAGAAGGCGCGCGGGAGGGTGAAAACTTCCTGCTAACCTTGCTGAAACAGACTGAGATTGCCCGCTTGTTCGGGCAGAACAGAACCTCCAACGCCTACACCGACACCCGCGTCGAACTTGAGCGGCTGAATGCCGCGCTGTCCAGCGGGAAACTCAACGTCACCCAGACCCTGGCGCTCGAAGAAAAGCGCGCGGCCCTGGCCAAGCAAATGGCCGGGTTTCTCAGCAGCACCGCAGGCGCCGGGCGCGGGTTCATCAATCCCCAGGTTGTCCTGCGCGCACAGGCGCCCAGGGTGTCCGAGATCGACGAGGCCACCCGCGCCACCGGCCGCAACACCGCCGCCAAAAAGGCCAACACCGACGCCGACAAGGAGGCCGCGAAGGTGGCCGCCGATCTCGCCAAGACGCGCGAGCGCATCGCGGAGATTGCGGACCGCGAGACCGACGACGTGGTGCGCCGCGTCACCGGGCTGATCGAGGCCAACGAGGTGCTGCGCGAAGAGGTGGCGATGGTGGGGGCCAGCGCCGACAAGCGCGCCGAGCTCGTGTCGCTCAAGGAGCGCGAGGCCATCGCTCAACTCGAATTGAATCTGATCGTTGCTCAGTCCAACGGCGCGAGCGAAGCGTCTATCGCACTGATGCAACAGGAAATCAACCTGCGGCGTCAGCGCCTGGCGCTGATTGACGAAAAAGCCGCCGCCGAATCGGCCAACGCGGTACAGGAAGAGACTTACGCGGCGTTGCGCAACATCGGCCAGCGCGCTGACACCGAGTGGGACCGCACGGCGGACTACCTGGGCGAGGCGCTGGCGGGCGGCATCGCGGCGGGGTTCTCCAGCGGCAAGGGCTTCGCCGATGGGTTTTTCGATTACCTGGCCGCTCAGCTCAAGCGGGCGTTTGCCCAAGAGCTGTCCAACTCGATCAAGGGCGGCGTGCAAAGCTACCTCACGGGCAACAACAGCGGCCTGAGCAATTCCGCGCTTGGCGCAGCCTGGCAGGCCTACAGCGGCGGCAGCGTGGGCGCCAGTTCGGCCTCGCTGGCCTATGCCAACGCGGTCGGCGCTTTCGGCGGCGATTCGATTGGCGCGCTGTACGCGGCCAATGGCGGCTGGGCCGGGGTTTCTGCGGGCGCTGGCGGCGCCGGTAGCGCTGCGGGGGCGGCGGGCGTCGCTGGCGCCGGGGGCGCGGGCGCCAGTGGTGCGGGCGCGTCGTCCGGGCTGATTGGCGCAGCGGGTTACGCCGCCTTGATCGTGGCGGCGATTGCCATCGCGAACAACCTGTACGACAAGGGTTACACCCGCGCAGCCCTCGGGATCGGCGACCAGTCGACGGTCCGGTTTGGCGGGTTTTCCTCCTACACCGCAGACAAGAGCATCAGCGAGACCTCGTTCAACAAAGGTTTCGCCAGCAACGAGATCGGCAACATGCGCAAGCTGTTGCAGGCCCTGGGCACTTCGGAAAAGTGGGCGGACATCCTGAGCAGCACCACCGGGCTGGCGACGCTGGTCGGGCGCAAGTTGTCGGCGGTCGGCTTCGAAGCCGACATCGCGGGCGGCGAGGCCAACGTCGGCGGGTTCGCGCGCTACAAGGGCGGTCTGTTCCGGTCCAACAAGACGGTCGGGATCGCGGTCGATTCCGGCGATTCGGCGGCCGTCAAACAGCAGGTCGAGTCGGTGCTGGAGGGGTCGCGCGCCATGGCCCGCGCGATGGGCCTGTCCAGCGAAGCGATCGACAACTACACCGGCAAGATCCGCATCAACATGAAGGGCGCCGAAACGGCGGCCGAGCAGTCCGAGCGCATGGCCAAGGCGATGGACGACCTTCAATTCTCCTTGCTGAAGGCAGCGGCCGGCGGCAAGTATTCGCGCGAAGAATTCGAGCGAATGATGGAGGGTGTGCGCGAGTCGATGGCGGCGGTGGGCATCACGGGCGAATCCATCGCCACAATTCTTGTGCAGGGGATGACCGGGCGCCTGTCGTCGGCGGAGGTGGGCGACCAGCTGGCCAGCACGATCATCGGCGGGATCTATACCGCCATCGCGTCGAACTACGCGGGCGTGATCGCGCAGGCGTTCACCAACCAGATCATCACCCCGATTTTCACGGCCCTGGCCGCTGGCGTTCCGATCTCGCAAGCGATCTCACAATCGGCGATCAACAGCGTCGTCGCCACGGCCAACCAGGCCGCCGCCGCGCTCAACGCGATCTTCAACGACGCGGGGTTCCTCTCCGCGATTGCTGGCATCCAGCAGGCGATCAGCGGCGTGACCGGCGCGGTCGGGTCGATCAGCGTCCCGGAGATCAACAACAGCCTGGCCGAAGCTGAATCGCAGCGTTACCAGATCGAGTCGGAGCTGTTGGGCCTCCTGGGCAACACGACGGCGCTGCGCGAGCGCGAGCTGGCCGGGCTGGAGGGCAGCGCCCGCGCGTTGAAGCTGCACGTGTACGCGCTGCAGGATTCTCGCGCGGCGGTCGAAGGCGCGTTGTCGGCGATTCAGCGTTCGGCCGATGCCGAGCGCGACCGGTTGACCGGCCTGCTGGACATCGCGGCCGAAGCCGAGGCGGGGCTCAACGATGTTTTCAAGACCCTGCGCGATTCGATCCGGTCGCTTCGCGGCGACGTCGACTCGACCGCGTCGCTGGACTCTCGAGCCGCCCGCGATCAGATCGCCCGGGCCATCTCCGGCGCCATCAAACTCAACAACGACGACCTGGTCACCGCGATTGACGCGGTCCGCACGGGTCTGGACGATTCGGCCTACGCCAGCCGGTTCGAGCGCGACCGCGCGTTCTTGCGGTTTGCGGGCGAGCTCTCGTCGCTGGAGGAAGTCACTCAGCGCGAGCTGACCAACGCAGAACAGCAGGTCGCGCTGCTGGAGGACCAATTGACCGCGCTGGATCTGCAGGTTGATCTGGCACAAAAGCAGGTGGATGCGCTGTTCGGCGTGGACAACTCGATCAAGTCGATGGGCGCGGCGGTGGTCGATCTTCAATCGGCGATGGCGACCTATACCGGCGCGGTGAGCGCGGCCATGGCGCAGTCCTACAGCTCCGGCGGCGCTCCGTCGGGTGGCGGGGGTTTCAGCTTTGGCGGCGGCTTTGAGTCGGCGCCGCAGTCGGGCGCGAACTGGACCGCCGACGGCTATTGGGCCAAGAACGCGGACCTGCGGGACTACTGGGGCGAGAACGCGGGCGTTCTGGAGCGGGCGCGGCAGTTCAACGCCGACCCGAACCTGTCGGCGCGCGACGAATACCTCAAATGGCATTACCAGACCTACGGCGCCAACGAGCGCCGGGCCTTCGCCCGTGGCGGTTACTACCCGGGCGGCCTGGCGCTGGTCGGCGAAGAGGGGCCGGAGATCATCAACTTCAAAAACCCCGGCCAGGTGTACACGGCCGCGCAAACGCAGGGCCTCCTGGGCGGTGGTGGGGAACAGACCAACCGGCTTCTTTCCCGGCTGATCGAGCGGATCGACGCCATCGGCTTCGCTCAGGTGTCCGAGGCCAAGGTCGCTTCCAAGGTCCTGCGCCGCTGGGATGCCGACGGAATGCCAGAAACGCGCGAGGTGTCTGCATGAGTTTCGCCCGCTTGACGCTGGTCCGCCCCGTGACGATCACGCCCGCCATGTTGACGGGCACGAACGTTCCCGAGACCGATCATCCCGAGTGGCTGGTCGGGTCGACGTATGCGCTGGGGGCGCGGGTCATGGTGGTGGCGGAACACGCGGTGTATGAGTCGTTGCAGGCGGCGAACACCGGGCGCTCTCCAGCGGCCTCGCCGGAGTGGTGGATCCGTGTCTCGCCCACCAACCGCTGGAAAGCCTTTGACCGCGCCAACAGCAGCCGCACCGAGCAGGCCCTGTCGCTGTATTACGAGCTGACGACGGGTCAGGTGATCAACTCCGTGGGGTTGCTGGCGATGCGCAGCGTGACCACGGCGCGCGTGCGGATGACTGACCCGACGTTCGGGGTGGTCTATGACCGGACGATTGACAACATCAGCTCGATCGCCGAATCCACCTGGCACGACTGGCTGTTTGGTGTGCGGATCGAGCGCAGCAGCGTCGCGCTGACCGACCTGCCGAGCTACCCCAACGCGACCGTGCGCGTGGACCTGACCGGGCTGCCCGACATGGCGATCGGCGTGATCTTGCTCGGGCAACAGATCGTGATCGGGCACAGCATTTCCCACGGGGCCGCCGTCGGGATCACGGACTACAGCCGCAAAGAGGCGGACGAATACGGTGAATACAACCTGGTGCGGCGCTCTTTTGCGCGGCGCGCTTCGTTCCCGGTCAACGTCATGAACGTCGAAGTTGACGGGTTGATCGACCTGTTTGCGGAGATCCGCGCCGAGCCCTGTCTCTGGGTGGGCGGGGTCTATGACAGCCTGACCGTGTACGGCTTTTATAAAGAGTTCGAGATCGTGATCGGGAACCCGGTCATGTCCGAATGCCTGCTTGAAATCGAAGGAATGACATGACCGCACCCATCATCTCCACCGTGTTCGACCCGCCGCTGCCCAGCGACTCGAAGGCGACGTTTAACACCAAGGCCTTCGCCCTGGCGGCCGCGCTGAACCCGTTCAGCGCCCAGGCCAACGCCGTCGCCGAATACCTCGACGACATGTCGGCGGCTGTGGGCGCCGCTGAAGCGCTGATCAATTTTCAGGGGGCCTGGTCTGCGTTGTCGGGCTCGCTGGATATGCCCGCGTCTGTGTCTCACGCGGGCAGCGTCTACGCCTTGACCACCAACGTCGCGGACGTCACGGCGCACACGCCTGGCGTTTCGGCGGCGTGGCAGGTGATCCGCGCCGACTCGGCACAGATCAGCCACGGCACAGGCACGGTCAACGATGCGCTGACCTCGGGGGCGGTGCTCGGTCACAAGAACCTGCTGCTCAACGGTGGGTTTGAGATCAATCAGCGCGCGCTGATTGATGCCAACTCGGGGGACTACTGCCTCGACGGGTGGCATGTGCTTTCTCAGACGGGCGAGGTCAGGGTTGCGCAAATGCCGAATCCCGAGACGGGGGCGCCCTGGGGTATTTGGGTGATGCAGCCGTCCGCGGTCGCCAAGCGCATCGGGTTGGGCCAGGTGATCGAGGCCAGTCGGTGCGCGTCGGTGGTGTCGTCGGTGGTCAACGCGTTTGCTCGCGTCAAGCTGAGCACGTCGGGGCTGCTTCGATGGGCTGTGCTGGAGTGGACTGGGTCCGCTGACAGCGTGTCGAGGAATGTGGTCGCCAACTGGGCGAGCACGACCTACACGGCGGGCAACTTCTTTATCGAGGGTGTCAACGTGTTGCGGCTCGGGTCGATTGCGCCTGGCGCCGGGGTGTGGGGTGAGATTGATGGTTCTTTCACTGTGGGCGCGAGCGCCAAAAACCTGATTCTGGTGATCTGGACCGACGCGGTGCTGGCCCAAGGCCAAGCCCTGGAGGTCAACCGGGCCCAGGTCGAGCGGGGCGCGATGCACACCTCGCACGACTGGGCTTTTGATGAGCTGGAGCGGTGCAAGCGGCGTCGCCGGGTGATTCCGTTTTCTCGCTTTGTGTTCGCCCGCGGCACGGGCGGTGGCTTCGAGGCGTCGTGGATCGATATGCCGCCGATGCGCGCGACGCCGACGCTTGCGTCAACGCTGACCTGGAGCTACACCAACGCCAGCGCCGCGACCGTCGTTGCCATCGCCCCGGATGCGTTGCAGGTGCAGTACACCTCGACCGCTGCACACCTGGCGCAGGCGACCGCTGGCGCCGTGACGCTGACGGCGGAGGTTGGATCGTGATCAGTGATTTGGACCAGCCATGACGATTGCCATCTACACGCTGTTGGTTTGCTGGGTGTTCTGGCACGGCTACATCCACGCAATGGGACTCTATCGCGCAAGACTTAAAGGCCGTCTGGTCGGGCTTCCTTTGGTGATGTCCATCCCGGTGATTCTGGTGACGTTCATTCTTGACGTCATCCTGCAGTTCACTGTCGCATCGCTCGTGTTTTGGGAAAGGCCTACGGGCGTCGGATTCGAGAAACGCAAGGTTAAGGGCGTGACGGTTCCTTGGCCTGTTGGTGACTGGTTTGTGACTGACCGTTTACGCCGATACATCGCTCAGGGGTCCGGCTGGAGATTCAAGGTGGCCGATGTGATCTGCTACCGATTGACAGACCCATTCGACCCAACGGGCGCACATTGCGATTCCGATCCCCCTGTCCTGGCGGAGGCTCCCAAGTGAGATGGAAACAAAAAATAGCCATCGCCCTGGCAGCGCTTTTCAGTTCAAAGGCGGCGTGGTCTGCTGTTGCAGCGGGAGTCGCAGGGACCACCGCGCATCAGCTTGGGCGCGATCCTGTTCCGTGGCTGATCGGGGCGGCTGCGGTGACTGTGGTCTATGCGTACTTTAGACCCGCTGACAAGCCAAAGGCTATCGCCAATGGCGTCATCTCCGTCTTGCTTGGAGGGATTGGGGCGCCATTCCTCGGGGCCTACCTTGTCAAGTGGGAATGGATTGATCCGGCGCCGATCAACGATTGGGCTCTGGCGTTTGTTCTTGGTGCTGGCTGGCCTTGGCTTGTGCCTATTGCCCTTGACTTATTCAAGCGGCGGGCAGGGAGGGCAGCAGATGGGAACTGATTCTGATCTGGTGATTCGTGTCGTCGCCTTTGTCATCGGCTTTTGGAATGCTGGGCATTACTTCGTTGCGGCGAATCAGCTAAGGAAAGCTGCGCATTGGGAGAAAGTGATTCTCTTTCCTGCGCTGGTGGCTGGTCACATAGGGATGTGCTTTTCTGCCGTGTTATACGGCTCGGGGGTGGTGATGCTTGTCGGCGCCGCGCTGTGGGTTTTGCTGTCGATCAAGGATAAGGTGATCTGGAATGCTGGCGCCTACATGAGTGAGGTGCTGGATAAGCGCGAACGGATGAAAGAGCAATTGCGGCAAGCCTACAACCTGCACAAAAACCAATTGCTCACACCCTGGGAGAACGTCAAAGACTTCATTACACCAAGCGGTTACTCAGAGGTAGCTGATTCCGAAAGCAAAGAAAAGGAACGGGCATGAAAACATCACCGCGCGGTGTTTCGCTGATCCAAGAGTTCGAGGGCTTTTCACCTGTTGCTTACCGTGACCCGGTGGGGATCTGGACCATAGGTTACGGGTTCATTGAAGGAGTGAAGCAGGGCGACAAGATCACGAAAGAGCAAGGCACAGCCAGGCTCAAGCGCGAGATTGTGAAATACGAACAGGCCACGATGCAGGCCACTGGCGGCAACGTCAATCAAAACGAATTTGACGCGCTGGTTTGTTTTGCCTTCAACGTGGGCACGGCTGGCATGTCTCGATCCAGCGTCATCAAGGCGCACCAGCGTGGAGACAAGCAGGCGGCGGCGCGAGCGTTTGCGCTGTGGAACAAAGCGGGGGGAAAGGTCTGGCCCGGGCTTACAAGACGCAGGGCCGCAGAAGCTGCGCTGTACCTTGAACCTGTCCATGATGACGTGAGCGATCCGGCGTATGGCCCGCGTGTCGGGATGCCTCAAGCGGTGGAGCCTGAGTCGTCAATGACTGACAGCGCCATCAACAAGGCGGCAGGCGCGGCGGGCGGTGTGTCGGCTATCGCTGCTGCAGCGAGTCAGGTCCGTGACGCGCTGGGTCCGTACCTGGTCCCCTTGCTGTTGGTGGCGGTGGTCGGCTTGTGCGGCTACATCGTCTGGCAGCGGGTCAAGCAACGTCGGGAGGGCTGGGCATGAACAGTGAAGACGGATTTTTACCAGACGTGGCCATCGTTGTCGTTTTGGTGGCCGCTGTGTGGCTGTTCGGCTCTATCGGGCCAATTGCATCGGATTGGATACTGAAATGATGTGGCTATCCATGATCACAAACAAATGGGTGCAGCATGAGTGACGACATCGGCGACGTTGCGGTTGAGGCCGCAAAGACCGCAGCGAACCCGTACAGGTGGGCCGTAGCCCTTGTGTGCGTGGCGGTAGTTGTAGGTGGATTTCTGTACTACCGGCATAGCCTGATTCAGGAGGGTGTAAAGCGAGAGCGGACAGAGACACAAAATCAGGCGAAAAAGCAGATTGACCGCGCACAAGAGCAAACGCTCGAATGGAAGGTTCAAGCAAATGAAGTCGATGCCAAAAACCAAGAGCTTCAAGACAAGCTTAAGACTCTCAGTGCTTCTAACAAGTCTCGCGCTGCTGGGCTGCAGCAGTCCGCGCCTAGTGCCCAGCGTATGGCCGGAGCTTCCGCCGAAACCTGCGGGGCAAATGCCGCAGAAGCCGAAAGCGATCTTGGAGAGTGTGCAGTCCGATATTCAGCGCTGGGAGACGCGGCGGCTGAAGCGGCTGGAAAGGCTTGGGAGTTCCACGACAAATGGCCCGCTTACACCGAGTTCCAGGGCCGACTCGAAACCTTCAAAACCCAACTGAAAGGCAACCCATGAAAACCATTCTCGCCCTTGTGCTGACCGTATTCCTGACCGGCTGCGCGACTGACATGAGCAAGTATTACGAGGTCCAAGGCAAGGCCATCGAAGCCGACAACAATGCAGTCATGGCGCTGGCCGCTGCTGCTGCGACCGGCAACCAGGGCGCGATCATGGCGCTGGCGCTTCGCAAGTCTGCAGCCGGTTCTATCGCTGTGCCTCAAGATAAGGCGATGGCCTGGGCATCGATCCTGATTCCCAGCTTGACCAACGTCTACGGCATCAACCGAAACGCCGCGATTTCCATGAAACAGATTGACGCGGAAGTGCAGCAGTACGGCTTGACGATGGGCACGCTGGGCGGCATTGCAGGCCAAGGCATCGAAGCCGCAAGCAAGCCGCCTGTCATTGTTGAACCGTTCGTGGTTCCTGCCGAGCCTGCGCCTTAAGTAAGGTTGTAGGTGGTGGCCGGTGCTGATCCCCGGCTTCATCCTAGGCTGTCGGAGTCGAACCGATATAGAGCACCATTGGCCGGATAGCCGGAGTCTCCGCCTTGCGTATCAGCCTACGCATTCACCACCTACAACCACACTATACAACGTTGCCGTTGTCTCCTGTGCGTTGCCGCACTTTGCCCGCTGGCCTAAAAATCAGCGGGTTTTTTACTTAGAAGTGAGAAAATCTCACTTCTATCCAACGATCCCCGATGACCGCTCATGATCGCGCAGGGCCTTGGTCAGCATCTTCACTGCCTGCCGAACGTAGGCCGGACACTGGTTGATCTGCTCGGCTTTCTGCTGGACGATTTCGCTAGCCCGTTCCTCTGTTGCGATGCCAAGCCGGACGCACTCCGAGGCACCACTCAGATAGCCGCGCTGCATGTCTTCGTCCAAGGTCCATTCGCAGCGCATCCAAGCCAGAAGACGCCGAAGGTGGTTAACCTGGGCCTCGATCATCGGCATGGCTGGCGTGTTGTTGTCGCCGGTCAAAACAAGAGTTTCCATATCAGTCCTTTAGTAGATCGTTGATGGCGGGAAGAAGCTGATCCAGATATGCATCTGACCAGCGATGCCCACGAGGATCAATCTCAGTAGAAACAGGGTAGGCACATGACCGCGCCTGTCTAAGCGCAGCTTCTAGCGCTTCTATGCGGGTGGCTGCTTCGTCCATTTGTAGCTTCCCGCAAATGTGTTCGGGATACTCAGGCCCACTCAGTTTGCGCAGTCTCCTAACAAGATCGTTCATTTGACCTCCGGGGATGCTGAGAGCATGGCTTCCCAAGCTTCGCGCATGTCGCTCCATCTGGCGTTTCCGCCGTTGTCGTCAATCATTCCAGCCCCCTGCACAACCATTGCTTTGGTTGGCACCACAGGAACAACCTTCCACCCATCAGGAACAGCAGCAGCCATACCAGCCTTATAGGCTTCTTCTTGGATGGCGCGGACGGATGATGCACGCCAGTAATCTTCAGATTGCCCAAGCTTGGGCTCATAAGCGTTGCAATCAGGCTCAGGCAATTTAGGCATCATTTCTGTTCTCCTATCGCTGCGGCTTCCTCATTCGGGCGCTCGATAGATGCAGCGTTTTTCAGCACATCAAACCAATAACTTTGCTTGCATGAATCACACCTTGTCCAGCACTGGTGTTGATCTGAAAACGGTTCTGGCCGGTCTTTTTCTCCGCAGATAGGGCATTTGACTGTGTATCTCATTTCGATTCTCCGATAGCGGCAGCAGCGCGGACGATAGCTAGGCGGGTGGCGGCGTATCGGTCTGTTCCGCAAGGTTCGCGCACTCCGATAACCCCGTCCCCGGCGCAAATAGGATCGGTTGACGCATCAAGCTCAAGATGCAGCTTCACCGCAAGCCGCAGCGCGTCTCCATCGTCGGTTAGAGGATTGAAGCATGACCGCCCATGCTCGTCATCAAACCAAACGCCTTCTTTGTACTTATCAGTACCTGCAAAATACGAGGCATTGACAAGCCCAGCAGCCTTAGCCGCTTTCTCAAGTAGCTCCCTATCGTCCATCTTTCTTCTCCAAAGCAGGCTCAACAACAAAAGCAGCCCACGGCATCGACTGATCGGTGAACCGCTTTTGAGCGTCAGTCCTAGCTGCGTCTTCGGTTTCGTGCGTGGCAACGACCATGCTTTTCTCTGCGTCAGCGTTGGCCCACACTTTAACTACGTTCCACATTTTTCTTCTCCAAATACTGCTCAACAAGTTTCCTGATAGCTGAATGCTCAGACTTCGGCGCGAGGATGCGAAGCCACGACCAGCCGGATAGCTTTAGCCGGTCGCGGCGCTCTTGCTGGCGCTTTGCTGCTGTTGGGTCTTTGGGGGTCATTGCTGGTAAGCCTTTGAACGGATTTCCCAAAGCACATCGGGAACGGCTGGCCCGGTGCTGGCGTCGTGGGCCATGTCGCCAATTTCTGAAAGCAGGTCATTCAGCCTGTCGCACTCGATTTGAAGTCGGCGGATGGCCAGAACAAACTCTCCAACAGGAATGTTTCCGACAAGCAGGAAATTCATATCAAAGAGACGAAGCGCGTGCACAAGATCATCGGCTGAACGCTCTTTGTGTTCTGACGCGCATTGCTGGCAGTGATCCGGGCCAGCTTCGCAGTGCTTCACGTCCATATTAGGCTCCGTAGATGTCGTTGGCGATGGTGGCGGCAGACTTGCCGCTGGTGCCAGGGTGGCGTGCGCCAAGTTGAATTGCTTCTTCGTCATCAGAGAACCAGACCGCAACCGTGCCGTTTTCAGCGACCGTGTAGAACACCTCGTCATTGATCCAGCCTGCAACATTGGCGGCGCTTTTGTTGATGATGACGTTTGCTGCTGCGATGTTCATTTTGTTTGCTCCGATGTGTGTTGCGATGGATGTAATGTAGTCCGTGACGCGTCACAAGGTCAAGGGTCACCCGACGAACGGTAGTGCTCCAGCTTTGATGCGTCGGTACACTTGCGCTTGCCCTGGCGCAGGGTTCAGCGTCCTGACCATCCCGGGAAAGAAGCGGGAATCATCAACTCAGCGGCGCATGGCGCAAGCGGGACACCGGAGGCGGTCGGTCCAGTTCAAGGCGAGAGGGCGGTCCCCGCTAGGCACGACTTCTAACGCGAACGCAACCCGCCGCTGAGTTGATGGTCAAGCTGTGCTGCCGAATGCCGTCGCGCAATGGCACCGATGGGGCGCAGTAGGGTTGGGGTCCCCCGGCCGCCATCAACAACACGCCCGCAGCCTCTGGCTTGCTACGTTGCGGTTTTCATTGCTGTGCAGGAAGTATCAGTAGCCGAGGGCCTGCACCCCGTTGGATGGCTACAGTGGCAAGGCACAGCGCCAGAAGCTGACCAGGGAACCCGCTTCGGCGGGTTTTCTTTTGCCTGAAAGTGTAGGCATCGTGTGTAGGCATCTAGATAGAAAGTTGCGTAAGTCGTTGATTTGACAGGCGTGTTAGGCGGACATAAAATCCGCCACATGACCAACGACTTTACACAGAAACAGCTTTTTGGCTTCGTTCGCTACGATCCAGAAACGGGCATCTTTTCAAGCGTTAGCACGCGCCACCTTGGCAAGCCCATAGGCGTAGAGCGCCACGGCTATTGGTATGTGAGTATTTGCGGGAGGGCATATCGGGCTGCGCGCCTCGCGTGGTTTTACGTGCATGGCACTTGGCCCAAGAACCACATTGACCACATCAACGGCGACCGCAGGGATGACCGCATAGCTAACCTGCGAGACGTGCCCAGGCAGGCCAACAACCAAAACATTCACAGGCCGTTCAAGACGAACAAGACGGGCTTCCTTGGTGTTGATCTGGAAAAGAAGAGCAACCGCTACCGCGCATCGATTCGGCACAACGGCAAAAACCGCACTCTGGGGCGATTCAAGACGCCGGAGGAGGCGCATGAGGTGTATTTAGCAGCGAAACGTCGCCTGCATGAGGGATGTACTTTGTAGGCATCCTTGTAGGCATCGTATGTTTTTGATAGCAACATACCGTTGATTTATAAGCGGAAAATGCCTTAGTTCCTCTCGCTCTCGCTCCGCCAAAAATGGCCCGCAATTTGCCACGATTGCGGGCCTTTTTCTTGTCTGTACCTCTATGATCTGCCCTTGTCGGTGCGACCGTTTGCCGACATTTGCAACGATCTGCCACCTTTGCGCACACTCTACGCGTGGGCATCGAGGTAGGCACTGAGACATAGGGATGTAGGCATCATGGCAACCAATGTGTTGACGGACGCGAAATGCAAGAGCGCGAAGGCTGGCAAGCCTCTCAAGCTGTTCGATGGTGGAGGGATGTTTCTCTTCGTGTCGCCCACCGGCGCCAAGGTCTGGCGTCTGACGTACCGGGTCGATGGCAAAGCTCAGACCCTGGTGATCGGGCCTTACCCTGCGGTAAGCCTTGCAGAAGCCCGCCAGAAGCGTGACAAGGTGAAGGCGGTACTGAGAGACGGGCAAGACCCGAAAGCCGCGCAGAAGGCTCGCAAAGCAGGCCGGACCTTGGATGATGCCCACGAGGCCTACTGGTCAGGCAGAAAAGACCTGTCGCCGTCCTACCTCGAGAATGAGCGACGCGCCTATGAGATGCATGTGAAGCCGGTTCTTGGTTCTCGAGCAATCCGGGACATATCTCGAGCGGATGTTCTCGAGGCTTTGAACATTCTGGACGCGAAGGGAAAGCATGATTACGTCCGAAAGGTGCGGATGTGGCTTGCGCAGGTTTGGGATTGGGCGCTCGAGCAAGGCGAAGCCACGGACAACCCGCCTCGAGCCATCAAACCAGCTCGAGCATTTGGCAAGCAGAAGAAAGAACACTTTGCCGCGCTCGAGCCTCGAGAGATTCCGGCGTTCATGGAGCGACTGGCGGCAGAGGGTGAACTTCAATCTGTCCTGGCGCTCAAGCTGCTGGCCTTGACCTGGGTCCGCACCAATGAACTCAGGTTCATGTGCTGGGCAGAGATTCAGGGCGATACATGGATCATCCCAGCCGGGAAAATGAAGCGGCGCCGGGATCATGTTGTACCGCTGTCCACCAAGGCGCAGGAACTGCTCGCCATCCTCAAGCCGCGCGCTGGCCGGTCAGAGTACGTGTTTCCGGCAGACCATCGACCCGACAGGCCGATTTCAGAGAATGCGGTGTTGGCTCTGATTGCGCGCATGGGCTACAAGGGGCGGCATACCGGGCATGGATTCAGGACCGTGGCAAGCACATGGGCGCATGAGTCCGGGTACTTGTCCGATGCCGTGGAACTTCAACTCTCGCACGCACCAGAGAACAAAGTGAAATCAGCCTATAACCGTGCCCAGCATCTGCCGTTGCGCCGCGCCATGCTTGAGGCTTGGGCGGCGTGGCTAATTCCGGGCTGATGGTTTGGATTTAAGGCGTTGGCTCTGTCAGCTCCACTGCGGCGGCCATCACCATCAACAAGTCCATACCTATCAGGTTGCGTTTCTTGGCTACTTCCGTCGCCACCGACAGCACCGAACGTTTGTCACGGTCAGCAGTCATCTTCAAAATCTTCCCAAGCTCGGCCATGTGCGGTTTGTACTTTTCGCCCAGCAGTCGGCGTGCCTTGTCACGCATATCGTAAAGCTGCGCCGCCATCGCTACCTTTTTCTCTGCTGCTTGCATGGTTCCCTCTCCGGGCTTTAGCCCAACTCTGTCAAACATCCACCCCAGCAGCCCGAAGCGTTGACCGCTTCCAACCGCATGTCTTGCGTGATAGCTGCACATCGAAAGGCGGCAGCTTCTTGGCCTTGATCATTTTGCTCAGTGTTTCTCGGCACACGTTCAGCCGCTTTCGCAGCTCTGGCGGCTTGATGATTTCGTCGGTCTGGTCTGTCATAGCGGGTCTGTGTTTGGCCAGCGTCGAATCTCTTCCGCCAGCACGCGAGATTGAGTTTTGCGGTCGTCATTCCACGTCAGTCGGCTGTGCAGGTCGCACACCTGGGCGCACCGCTCGCGCTCTGCGGCAACCATGTCTTCGGCGCCTGTGCGCGTGATCCACTCGCGCTGCAATTGGTTGTATTCATCGACGGTGATGGTCGCCGCCCCATCCGCTGAAACCCGGCGCCGAATCTCGCTAATCATGTTCATGTCGTCTTTGTCCTCTCAGTTATTCGCTGATACCTTGTAAATCAACGGCTTAGGGACGGATGGTCCGGTGTTATCCGACAGGGGGTGTCGTATAACGTGTGTTGGGCAGCTCGCGTGGCTCGACCTTTGGTGTCGGCTCAGATGCCAGGAGGTCAATGATTGAATGGGCCATCCGAGCCCATGCCTCTTGTTTTCCCAGCATGACGGCGGTCAGATATTCCTGA